CTGGGTCTTTAGGTGGTGGACTAGGAGGGGATCTTCCTATCGGTGCTCCTGATCTTGCTGCTCCTAGTGATTCTGCAAATGTACCTGTTCCCTCTGGTGGTTTAGGAGTCCCAACTTTCTAGAATGAAAATCTTATTAGCATCATTGATAGCACTGACACCTGTTGGGGCTGTTGCGGATGAATATCAAGAAGGATATTCTACAAGTCGTAGTTGTTTTAAGACAGAGTATAGAGAAGAGTATATACCAGGTAATGCAGAAAATCCTGGTTATGTTCAATCATTCCATGAAACTATTGAGGTTCCATGTAGATCTGCAGATGATTCATTAAGAACAGGTGGATACACAAGAAAGACCACTATAGAGTTTGATAATAATGATTGTACTGATGGTAAGATTGCTGGTGGTCTAGTGGGTGGTGGACTTGGTGCTGCTATTTCAAGAGGTGATGGACGTTGGTGGGCAATTCCACTAGGTGCTGTTCTTGGTAGTCGTATTGGGTGTGAAGTTGAAGGTGGATAATCTTACTATATAATAGAGAATTGCTCTATTAGAATGGCAGAAGAAGTAAAAGAAGAGATTCTGGAAGAAGAACCCAAAGAAGAAAAGAAGGGGTTGCTTCAAAAGGCAAAAGATGCTATACTACCTGATGCTGATGAACAAGCAGCCATAATCAGTACATTCGTCAGAATTACTGTACTTGCCTGGTCGGGTGGAATATTGACATTAAATTATGTTGCTATTCCTGGTGTACCACAACAGAAAATTGACCCAACTTTTATAGCTTCGGTATTTACTGGAGTTTTAGCTTCCTTCGGAATTCAGACCGCATCTAAAAAGAATGACGGTACTATGAAGATGGATAAGAATGCTAACGGCAACGGTAATGGTGGTGGCAACGGTGGCGGTGGCATTAGCAAAAAAGACCTTGAGTTGTTAATCGAAAAAGCTTCCCAGACTGGTCCTACTCAAACAATTAAGATTGAGCAAGCACCTATTAAGATTAGTACTGTTGACGACAAACCAACAGATACATTCAAGATGTAAAATCCGTGTTTTTTATGATGGACAAACAAATAAATTGGACTAAGTGGTCCGCCCTTGGATTGGGTGGATTACTTGGTCTTTCGCATATTGGTATGCTTGTAATGCTTGCTACCAGAGACAATAGTAAGTATCCTAAGATTGCTATTCCTCCTGTGAATCAATACTCTTCAGTTAGAGTAATGGCAGGAGAAGATGGATATAGTCTTGAGTATCGTGGGAATGATCCTAAGAGTATGTTTACTACTAAAACTGTAAACAGAGGTGGGTTCCTTAAGAAAGGTGATACAACTACTATCACACAAGAATATACTATGGATGGTGCTGTGCATCATGGTGGTGCAGTATCTAACGGTAGAACTTGGATCGAACCATTATCGGTAGGTACTATTAACGAAAAAAAGATTAGTGCCAAAACCGAGGAATGTATTGAAGTTAGAGGTGGTGGAAAATCGACAGGAAGAATTGTCGGTGGTAGCGTTGGTGCTGCTGCTGGTTCTGGTGTCTCCTCTATTCCTTTCGTTGGCTGGGTTTTGGCTGGTGCTGCTACGATGATCGGTATGAATGAAGGTGCTGATCTAGGTGGTGATGTCGCAGAAAGATTTAGTGATGCTTGCGAAGAAGACTTAAATATTGTAAAATAATTATACCTATGGCAAAATCATTTAAAGTTAAACGGGGTACATATCAAAGGGAAAAGATAAAATCCTCTGGTATTATTACTCTTCTTAGTAGTACTGATTTAAAGTTAGTAGAATCTATTAGCAACAATACTATGTTTGAGGCTAAAGCTAGGGAGGTGACTATCCCTAGAATGGGTGTAATTGGCGTAGGTGATCTAGGTCAAAGTATAGCTCATAAATTTAGGTCTAAAGGTGTTGAGTTATGTGGATATGATGAGGATATAGAATATTGTAAAATACTCTGGAATACAAAGGTACAAAATTTATATGATTCGAGTAAACCTGAATTTAAATTAGTATATGATTATGCCAGAAGCATGGAGTCATTAGTTGATATAGTTAAACAACCAAAAGCTTATCCTGATGGAACTCCTATTGATAGACCTGCTGTATACTTTATATGCACTCCATTGGAAGCAGTTGAAAGTGTTAAATCTGAATTGATACCTTTGTTAAGTAATAAAGATATTATAGTTGATTGTAGAAATAAAAAAATATCTGTTATAATAAATGGTGATAAGAGTGGTTTTATAAAAACGCAATTTATAGAATTACCATTCTCTTGGTTAGAGATTTTTTTAGAAACATTTAAAGAGGTTTAGTATGCCAGTATATAGAGATTATGAAATTCGTATAAATCTTAATGAATTGATTGAACAACGGATACCAGTTTGTAATCTAACTCACAAGGATCATTGTTTGACGGATTCTCAGATTGCTGATATCGCACATGATATCAATATGGATCTTAATTTACATCCAATCTATCATCAGATAGATGAACATATTATGAGATATGTTAATGCAGCAAATATAGATAATAAAGATCATTGGGTTGAAACAAAACTTCCTGATCTTGACGTTGGTGATGAAGAAGAAATTAGGTTTGAATAGATATGGATTTTTCTAAAGAGTTAAAGATAGGTACAAAGAAATCTCACTCAGCAGCAGAAAATACTTCTTTTGTTGCATCATTTCTTAGAGGTGTTGTAAATAAGGAATCATACAAGAAACTTGTATCGGATTTATATTTTGTATATTCCACAATGGAAGAAGAGGTTGATAATTTAAAAGATCATCCTATAATAGGACAGATACAATTATCAAATTTGAATCGTGTAAATGCTTTGGAGCAAGATCTTAGGTTTTATTATGGACCTATTTGGAGATCTATCATTCAACCTTCAGAAGCATGTAATCAGTATGTAAATCGTATTCGTGAGGTAGCGAAAAATGAACCAGAACTTTTGGTTGGTCATCATTACACCAGATACCTGGGTGACCTCTCAGGTGGTCAGATCCTTAAAGGAATTGCCGAAAAGGCTTTGGAATTGGTGGATGGACAAGGACTCAAATTTTATGATTTTGAAAAGATAGAAGATACAAAAGCGTATAAAGCAGGATATAGAGGAATTCTTGACGGTCTTCCTATAACAGAGAATCAAAAAAATGCTATAATAGGAGAAGCAAATTATGCTTTTAAATTAAACATGGATATGTTTAATAGTCTAGAAGGTAATTGGTTTCAATCTTTACTTCAAATTTTCATTAGTTTTATTTTTAAAAAGAAATGATCTTTCTATCAACCCCCTCAGTATACAATTTACCTGGTACATGGGAGAAGCAACCTATGATCCATCATTTAAATCTTAGTCCAGAACAGGGATTTATCCTATTCTTTGGTTTACTTCTTTTTGGTTTAGTTGGATGGGGATTATATCTTACAGTAGGATCGGGTAAGAAGGCATTAAGAGATCCTATTGACGAACATGCTAAGATGCATGAGTTGGGAATTGCTCATGGTCACGGTGGAAATAAGGAGGCATATGAGATGTCTGGTAAACTAAAGCATAAGCACGAAGAATGAATGTTATTCTACTAATAATGTCATTCGCAAATTTTGTATTCTACCCATTAGTAGTAGGAGCAATTATTGCGGTGATTATCGAACAGGTACTTAGATCAAAAGGTAATAAGTACGATCCCGAAGCAGTTAAAAAAGTGACAATTGCTATGGGTGTAAGAAAGTTTTTTGTTAGACAAGCTTGGATTTTTAATATTATTTGGTTTGTTGGATATGCTATATTATTGTTTATGTTAAAACCAGGTCCACAACAAATGCCTGATATGATTTGGCAAGGAGGTGTATGACAAATAAATCTTATGATGACTCCAATTGGAGAGAAGAATACAAGAACTATACTTCTAGTAAATATGAGTTAGATCTGCTTGAGAATGGACCCCACAGTCTTTCTCAGTCATGGATGATGGGAGCATTACATAATAAATGGAAAAAGATGAAGGGGTATAAAGATCCTGAACCACCAGATTGCCAATCTTCAATGAAGGAGTGGGAAGAAAGTGTGAAAAAATATGGTAAAGATAATTGATGAAAAGACTCTTTTTCAGGTTAGTGATAGTATAGAAGAACAGGTTTTTGAAGAAGAGGATATTAGAGTTGTAGTTGTTGATAACTTTTATAAAAATCCAGATGTAATATTGGATTTAATTAATACCATACCTGCATCTACACATACTCCAAATAGGAGAGGGTTTCCAGGTAATCAAATAGATATAACATATAATATGGGTTATCTAACAGAGGTTTATACTGATCTTATTCAAAAATATTTTTCTGATATTGTTTCTGACGATTATCTGAAAGATAGTTTTGATAATGCTACTTTTATGGTAAATGTATTAAAGTATACTCCAAGTATTAAAGTACCTCATGTGGATATTGATGGTCACTTTGCTAGTGGAATATATTTCAATAAAGAATGTGAAGGTGGTACTGCTTTCTTTAGTAAAATTACAAGACAGATGTTAGGTATTGTTGAAATGAAATATAATCGTATGCTTTTATATAAACAAAATTCTCCACATACAGCATATATTGAAGAAGAAACCTTTGTTGATACATATAGAATAAATCAGCAGTTTTTTATTTGAGATGGATCATTATTATGAATATCTTAAACG